CTATATTACTATCCTGCCTTCCTCAATCAATGTAATTACAGTTTCTGCAACAGATTTATCAAACTGTGTTCCAGCGCCCTTCTCAAATTCACCAATAATATAATCCTTATCACAATGCTTTCTGTAACATCTGTTAGAATTCATCGCATCAAGTGAATCTGCTGCACTGATTATTCTTACCATCCATGGAAGTTCTTCTCCCTTAATTCCATATGGATAGCCCTTACCATCATATCTTTCATGATGGTACACAGCCCCCATATCTGCCTGTGGAAGAAATTCCAGACCAGATAATATCTGACCGCCCCAGACTGTATGATTCTTCATTATTCCATACTCCTCATCTGTAAGCTTTGCAGGTTTGTTAAGTACCGCATCTGGAACTGCAATCTTGCCAATATCATGCAGAAAGGCACTTCTATATATCAGTGAAATCTCTTCGTCTGTGAATTCATGCGCCTTCAGGTTCTTTGCGATAAGCTTGGAATACTCTGCAGCCCTCTTTGAATGTTCCTGTGTATATACATCCTTTTCATCAAGCATCTGGCTTATTGCTGTAACAGCATCAATCATAAGTTTCTTAGTCCCCTCTACAGCTTCAAGTACTTCTGCTTCAAGATTTTTCTCATTGTCCGCCTGTCTTATCTGATACAGCTTATAGAAAATATCCATGGCAACTACAAGAAGACAGAAACCCCAGTAAAAAATCGGATAATAGAATAAATAATCCCTTGTGTAATTATATATAAGCATATTATTAAGAGGAGTCCAGAATAACACCGTAATATACAAACCAAAAAATATACACACCGGTGCACCAAATGGCATGCCTAAAAGCACAAGTGTTATGACTGGCAGTAATAAAAACCATAATAGTGAAAAGCCATCATTAGTTCCTTCAATTGATATAATAACTGCCAATATAAAAAATACTACAACAGCAGCCTGACATATCCTGTATACATTTTTAATGTATTTTAATACAATTACAAGCACTATACTCATAACTGCAACTGCCAGTGTCACACCACCGATAATATATTTACCAAGCTTAAAATTCTCTATGTCAATCAGCAACATAACTAATACAAATATCATCATGACACTTTGAAGTGCCTTGGTATCTACTCTGACAGTTTTCTCATATCTGCATACCTGCCTGATTGACTCCACTATATCCGATAATAATCTCATTCCACGTTCCCCTGTAAATTTATCTTTACTATTGCTATAATGATTGTATAATATTCATGTTTTTAATTCAATTATTTTTGTATACTTTTGCCCGTATACTGAGTTATAATTAATGTAGTTTTTGTTCGTAACTTTTAATTAGCTAATCAAAGGGGATTACTATGACAAATATTGAAAATGAATTCTGGGAAGGCATGAATGGCATTTTTCCAGACATTATAAAAGCAATTACATCACTCTCCATCAAATATTATAACCACAATGTCAATAATCCACGCAACCGCTCTTCTGAATTCCGAAACGACCTGCCCTCTTTTATATGCAATCTCATCCATTCTCTCATGCTTAGGAAGCATGAATACGAATACAGGTGTCATAACAAATCCTAACATTCCACCAAGCGTGTTACATATAAGGTCATCCACTTCAAAAAATCTGTACGGATATGGATATTAATAAAAGAACATCTGAATTATTAATTAATAAGATGCTTAACGCACAAAATCCGAACTCAAAGAGTTCGGATTTTGCATCAAAAATGGACCAGAGGGGAGTCGAATTCTTCGCTCCGCTCCGGTCGGCGCAAAGCCGAGGTCCACCGGACCTCGTGCGCCCCTGTCCAAAAACCCGGCTACGCCATGTTTTATCCATTAATAAGACTTCCTCTGGTCCATAGGAAAAAGGGAGCGAAGAAGCTCACGCTTCCTCACTCCCTTTTCCCTATGGACCAGAGGGGAGTCGAACCTTTCGTCAAACTCTTGTATCCCTTGATTTTACTGACTTCCCAATGTATTATTTTGTTTTGACGACACTTTGACGACACTATTTAGCAAACTTTTACCATATTCATTGCTATTGCTTCTTGCTCTTTAATTACATGAATATACTTATTATATGTGATGGTTATATTAGCATGTCCTAATAGCTTACTTACAACTTCAATTCCTACACCATTTCTTAATAATGTTGAACCAAATGTGTGTCTTAAAGTGTGTAATGTTATATGTTCGTCCGATTTAATATTTCGTGTTAATCTATCAAGACTACGTTGAAGATTCCTTGCACATTGTCTTGTGTTATTTTTACAACAACAAAAATAATCACTATTTATGTTGTTTCTTTTGTCGTATTGTTTTAGTTCTTGAATATAATACAAAGTATTTTCGTTAAGTTTTAGATATCTTTCACCTGCAACAGTTTTTGTGGAATTTTTTAAAGCTAAACTCTGTTTTTTACATTGCGAATCTAATGCAACTTTTGTCTGTATTGTTTTATTAATTTTAACTATATTATTTTTAAAATTAAAATCATCCCATGTTAATGCAAGTACCTCGCCTGTTCTCAACCCTAGATTCAACATAATAATTAAAACTAAGAAGTCTCTTCCTTTATATTCATCTATCGTTTTGTATTTGGATACAGCTTCTTTTTTAAATTGTTCTAACTGGTTATCTGTTAGAGAAAACTGTTCTTTAGTTTTAATAACAAGATAACTTTCTGTCGGTAGTTTAATGTCACTACATGGATTGTTAAATATAATTTTTTCTTTAATTGCTGTTTCGAAACATGGGTTTAATAATTGTATGATTTTTTTTAATCCAGACAAAGCCAATGGTTTTTTTCCTGATTTTAATGGAGGATTGGCAAATTCCTTAATAAAAACATCTATGTCTTGTGATGTAATATCACAGATATATTTATTGCCGATATAAGGTTTAATTTGATGTTGATAAACACTGTATAACCTAGTGTAACTAGAGCCTTCAATTGTTCCAAATTTATAATTACTTAGCCAATATTCTACATAATCATTCAGCTTGATTTTTTTTGTTTCTTTAAACCCATTATTAATTTTTTGAAGATAGGATTTAACCTTATTTTTTACTTCTACTTTTGTATTACCATAAAAGCTTTTTCTAATACCATTGATTGTAATTTTAGCCTCAAACCTATCATCTTTTCGTTGCATTATATTCATATTATTAATAGTTGCCGATATATTGATACTATTTATAATTATCACACCTTTCTTTTACATCAATATAAGGGCAGTACAATTATGAGTTAATCATAATATGTCTGCCCTATTTTTTCAATGATTAATAATATATTTCTTCATTGATATGTTCCTTGATCCATTCTTCTAATATAGAAAATGTTGTTATATAATCATTGCCAATTTTCATTAATGGTAATTCTCCTGATTTTATTAGTTGTTTTATCTTAGTTTTTCCAAAAGGAAGAATGTCATATAAATCTTTTTGGCTTAAAACCTTATTTTCCATATTTATGCCTTTCCTGAACTACCAAAGCCACCATTTCCTCTAACTGTATCACTGAGATTTTCTTTCACATTAAATCCAAACTGTTCTACTGGCTGAATAATAATCTGTGCAATTCTATCACCTTCAGATACCGTTCTTACTTCATTACTCTGATTATATAGTGCAACCATAATATTACCTCGATAATCTGAATCAATCACTCCGACCTTATTGGCAGGAGCTAATCCCTGTTTGCAAGATAAACCACTTCTAGCATAAACAAGACCGACATATCCATTAGGTATTTCCATTACAATTCCTGTATCAATAAAAGCTGTTTCACCAGGAAGAATCTCTACTTTATTTTCTTCGTTATGTATTACTGCATATAAGTCTGCACCTGCTGCATATACACTACCATATGTAGGAATCTTTGCATTCTCATCTGTTTTCTTAATATTAATTATTTTCATACGCTTTTAAAATTCCTTTCTTGATTAGTTTTATTATTTCTGTATTGATATTCTCTGTTATTATCCTATTCACTTCACTATTTGTTTCATTATAGTATGGATAATATGTAGAACCTTCTGACTGAATATCATAAGTAAAAATATTCTCTTCCATATTTACATAGAAATACGCATATATGGTTGTTTTATCGTTCCATTTATATACAGGAACATATAATCTATAATCACCATTTTCCTTATATCTAAATCCATAATCAAGTAACTTATTTTTGGTTACTGATTTATTCACTTTAATTCTTCTTACTTCACCCATCGCTACATCTCCTTAATTTCATTCTTAAGATATTTGAGATATTCATCCCATTTGTCAATCATGTAGATATATTCCTTACCCTTGACACATTTGAGTCTCATATCTGCTTTAATATTCTCCCACGGAGTCTTTTTTGTAACTAAAGTTTGTAAGTAAGAATGTGTCATTCTACTTAGGGTTAAAAGCTCCTCAGGAGGAATTTTAGACACGATTTCTTTGTACTGTGTCAATTTATCATCTGGTATTTTAAAATTAGATTTTGGGAGATTTTTGGATGAAAAAGGACTTATCTGAGAGCCTGATGTTCTTGGTTTTAGTAAAGGAATAACCTTGTCTGAATTGACATATTTGAACTTAAATAGAATTTCAGAATCCGTTTCTTCAATGTCAAATATAAGAGACGGATCAGATTGCTGAATTATTTTAATAATATTATGTCCTCTTATTAAAGAAGGAATATATGCTTGTAAAGTATTATGTCCATAATAGAATACCTTGTTGCCATATTGACAAGATATATAACAATCAATATCTTCTAATGTGCCATTGAGCTTACGATTAAAATCGTTTGTATCTTTATTTACAGGACACAAGATTCTATATTTTCCTTTAAACTTATCATATAAATATCCTATAGTTGTTCACCTCTCTTATTAATACTCTTCATATTCTTGTTCATCACTTACTTTAGGGGCGTTCTTTTCTGCTTCTAAGACAGTATCTAAACACTCTTGTTTTGTCTTAAATATTGTCTTATCCAGCTTATTGTAAGAAAATAGATAAGCATGTTTATCACGCTTATCTGTTCCAACGAAGTAATCATCTCTAACTGTCCTTACATATAGGTCACATACTTCATATATTCCTACTGGCTTAAGCATTCGAGCATAATAGACCATTTTACCTTTTTGAATATCTGTTTTGTTCATTATTCTTCCTTACCACCATTTTTTACAAATTCTAAGGCGTTATAAATACCTACTACGTATCCTTTAATACGGTCAAACTGCAAAGGATTTTCTTTAACGGCTCTTTTCTCTACATCTTCGGCAAGCTTTAACTCTTTTTTCAATCTTTTAATAACCCTTTTATGGTTTTCAAGTGACTGTATTGCTGATTCAATAGCTTCAATATGTTCACCTGTAGTTCCTTGTATATAACATAAATCGCAGTTGTCACATTTCTTATTATTACAATCTTCATGAATACCCTTAACTTGTCTTTTCTGGCATTTAAGATATGCTTTTAATTTTTCTAATGCTTCTTTATCATTCATAATTATTCCTTAATTACTCGCAATACAAAACCATTTTGTTCTGAGCAAGAGATTGTTTTACATCAATAACTCTTTGGTTTTTCGAACCCCTCCACCTTAATGTAAGGTCTTTTTGCTCATCTATATATTCTCCGTCAACCACGATATTACATAACTTAATGATTTCTCTGCGTTTAAAATTATTTAATCCTTCTTGAGATAAACATAACGATTGTCCTCGAAAGATTTCTGAATAAGAATACCCTGTATACAACCAGATAGTTTTCTTAGGAAAAGAATTGCGGACTTGTTTGATTAAAGATAAGATTTCATCGAGATTCTGTTCAGCTAAACACTCACCACCGAGGAAAGATATTCGCTTGATATATGGTCTATTAATAAGTTTCATGAATTTGTTTTTTGTTTTTTCTGTCCATTCCTTACCGCCATTAAAGTCCCATGTATCAGAATTAAAACAACCAAAACAGTGAAATGGACAACCTTGAACGAAGAGGGAGACTCCTACTCCCTCTCCATTTGAAATATCAAGGTTACGCATACTTGAATATCTCATATTATTCCTCCTCAATGTCGTCAAGATGTGGTACTCTATCATGAATATCACCAAGTCTACCTTGATTCCATCCATTGCGTGCCGTACCTTTGTATCCACAAGTTCTACGAGTAATATCCATAGTTCTTACATCTCTATTGCCACAATTAGGACACTCCCAAATTAACTTACCACCTTCATCAATAAGTTTGATTTCTTTACTCCATCCACATTTCTGACAATAATCACTCTTAGTATTTAATTCAGCATACATATTATTGTTATAAATGAATTTCATTACTTCAAGTACAGCAGGAATATTATTCTCCATATTTGGACACTCGATATATGAAATACTTCCACCTGGACTTAATCTTTGGAATTTAGCTTCAATACGAAGCTTCGCAAAGGCATCAATATGTATAAATACTGGGATATGATAAGAATTTGTGATGTATGTACGATCTGTAACTCCCTCAATAATGCCAAATCTCTCTTTAAGTTTTTTTGCAAACTTTTCCGTAGTCGCCTCCAATGGAGTTCCGTATAAGCTGTAATCAATATTTTCATCTATTTTCCATTGAGAGCATTTATCATTCAATGCTTGCATTACTTCAAGACCGAATTTTTCTCCAATACCTTCATCACAATGATAATGTCCAGTCATATACTTAACACATTCAGCAAGCCCTGCATAACCAAGGGATAAAGTTGAATAGCCACCAAAAAGTAGTTTGTCAATAGGTTCACCCTTTTTAAGTCTTGCAAATGCTCCGTGTTGCCAAAGAATAGGAGCAACATCTGACTTTGTTCCACGTAATCTCTGATGTCTAATCTTTAATGCTTTGTGACATAACTCTGTACGTTCGTCAAATATACGCCAAAATTCATTGAAATCTCCACCTGATGATAATGCAATATCTGGCAATGATACAGTTACAACACCAGAATTGAAACGTCCATAGAATTTCGGTTTACCATCTTCATCATGCCATACTGTTAAAGCACTTCTACACCCCATTACAGGATAACAGTTACCATCTTTCATCTCTTTCATAATTTTTTCTGAGATATAATCAGGAGTTAATCTCTTCATAGAACATTTAGCTGCCATCTCAGTAAGATACCAATATTTATCTTCTTCATGAATATTGTCCTCTTGAAGAACATAAATAACTTTTGGAAATGCAGGTGTAATATAAACACCTTCTTCATTCTTTACACCAAGATAACTTTGGCGAAGTTCCTCTTCAATTAACATAGCTAAATCATCTTTTTCTCTCTGATTATGTGCCTCGTTGAGATACATGAATAATGTAATAAATGGAGCTTGCCCGTTAGTTGTCATGAGCGTTGTGATTTGATACTGAATTGTCTGAATACCTTTTTCAATCTCTTTTTTCAAGCGTTCTTCCGCAATTTTATTGATTACGTTCTCTAATTCTTTTCCTTCTAAAAAAGTATTAGCAATGTCACATAACTCATGTTCTACTTCTTTTTTAATTTTTTGTCTTGAAATATCTACGAATGGTGCAAGATGTGCTAAAGATATACTCTGTCCACCATACTGACTTGAAGCGACTTGTGCAATAATTTGTGTTGCAACTGTACATGCTGTAGAAAAACTATGTGGTTTTTCAATCAGTGTTTCGCTAATTACTGTACCGTTTTGTAACATATCCTCAAGATTAATAAGACAGCAGTTGTTCATATACTGAATAAGATAATCAAGATCGTGTACATGAATCAATCCATCATCATGAGCTTGTACTATCTCAGGTGGTAGAATATACCTTCTTGATGCATCCTTACTTACAATTCCTGCTAAATAATCTCTCTGCGTTGTATTAAGTCTTGGGTTTTTATTAGAGTTTTCGTTATTCCAATAGTCACTTTCTCCACTCAACAATTCTGTGATTTCTGTATCAATTGTATTCTCGTTTTCTCTCTGAAACTCACGAATACTTCTATATCCCTCATATGCTTTTGCAGTAAGTCTCTGCTTCTTAGTAATCAATTTATCATAAACCATTGATTCAATATCAGAGATACTTACTTCGTCTTTTTCCTTACACTCTTCTTCAATCTCATTTGCAATGTCTTCTGCAATCTTTGGTTTCACAATACCTGAACCATTCTTCATAGCTTTAAGAATTGCCGTTGAGATTTTTGATTTGTCAAAATTAACTTCTGAACAATCTCTTTTAATTACCTTCAATATTTATTCCTCCTCAAATCCAATAACATTACCATCATTAATAACGACTCTTGTATTCTTACATTCAAACAATTCAATGCAATCACCAGTAGTAATATTATCCATGTTAATTTCTGTAGTCTCTCTTAACATAATTAATCCTCCAATTCTGCTTTATATATCTGATGAATCATATTCCAATCCCAACAATGCTTGCCATTCCATTCTTTATTCCAAGAATAAATTTCACCAAAGCAAATCTTTGTTTCTGCGTTAGAAGTCTCAAGATTATGTGCAGAATCATCAATAAATAAGCCACCATTCATATCTATATGAGATTTATCTTTATATTCTTTAAGATTAACTCCTATAAACTGACAAAACGGAAGATGTTCTTTACACCACTTTTCCTTCGCCCTGAGATTGGGATTATAACCAGAAGAGACAATGATAACTTCACCTTTTAAAGCAAATTTTCTTAGTGTTTCATAAGCTAATGGCATAAATTTTAACCTATCAAAGAATCGCTGTTGATTGAAATATGTATTTATATATTCTCTACTCGCACAATTAAGTTCTTCAAAATCCCAAGTCTTAATCTGTTCTGGAAGGATATATTTGTAATCGCTATAATACCTAAAATCTTCATTATATAAATCACATATTGCAGCAATTGTATCTACAATAACTCCGTCAAAATCACAATAAAGTTTTATATGTTGTCACCCCAATCTAATAATATATTTGGACATTTATTATTCTTGTCCATTTTATAATTCTCTCTTAAAATTAATACATTATATGGAATATTCTTATAATACCTTACACATTCCATATAAGGACAAGTCCTATTACTGCAATAGATCTTGTCCTTCTGATTTTTCTCTGTTATTCTTTTCTTTGATTTCATCCAGCTCCTTACATATTAAGGCTGTCTCAAAAGCTGTTCTATTTTCGTTATGTACAATATAATCAACTTTCTTAGATATATGTCTAAAATCCTTTTTGTCAGCCTTATACCTTCTTTTAGATTCAGTTTTATCAACATCTCTATTCAGCATTCTTCGTTTAATTTCTCTATTGGACACTTTAATATAAATAATCGTTACATTCTCATTAATTTTACTCATTACCTTATCTAAAGCATCAGGTGTAAGAATAATAACAGAGTGTGGCTTACTATAATCTTCAAGTAAAGAACCATAATACCAAGCTCCTGAGACAGTTTCATATATTCTGTATTCCGCAAAACTGCCACAGTTAATCTTGGTTAAGAAATTCATCTTATTTAAAAAATGATATTCTCTTCCATCAATCTCTCCTGGTCTTGGTGGTCGTGTAGTACAGGTTATAATTTTGTTGTAACCCATCTTCGCTAATTCCTTAACCACCGTATCTTTTCCAGAACAACTCTTTCCAACAAGTATTATCATATTTTTTCAAATCCTTTCATTTCGTCAACGAATCTTTTTATCACCAATGAATCATCACAATAAAGACATACATTAATTGGTTCAAGTAGATTTAGTGAGAATATTGCCATTATTGACTTAGCATTGACTTCATATCGGTGTGACTTAATTGTTATTTCTTCATCATATTTCGTAACTATTTCAACAAAATTCTTAACTCGTTGAATAGTGTCTAAAGTAATAACCGCTGTTGTCTCTAACATAGTTACTCCCTTTCATCTTTCATAAATTCTTATATAAGCTATTTCACCTTCAAATCCATCTATCTTAGATACATCTCCTGTATTACCCCAACGATTTGAGATATTGGGAATGAGTGTGTTTGTATGTACTATAAACTCAACAATTGAACCATTTGCAACTGTATACTGGTTAAGAGAATCTGTATGTTCATCATCTTTAACATCAGCTAAGACACATGGAATAACTTCTCCGCTCTCTAAGACAATATCAAACTCAGTTCCTATATCAGTTGAGTAGAATGAACCTAAAGCACAAGCATATCTATTACCAATCATATATATTCCCGTGTTATAATCAAGAAGAAATGTTGATTTCATAGCATATTGCTTTGAGCTTTTATCCTTAATAGTTTCAGCATCCATATAAGATTTAAAGGGCTTATTATCTGGAACAGGATAATCTGTATATTCTTTTAAATATTCTTCGATTTCGCTCTCTAAACTCTCATATTCCCTAGCGATAATTTGTTCCATAGCTTCTTTTTCTTCTAACTCTTTTCGAGTCTTTTCTTTTTCAAGATTCTTCTTTAGGTCAGTAAACACTCTTGAATATATGTACTGACCTTCCTGTGCTGCTTTAGCAGTTTGTATATTATTTTGTCCCCATAAGGGGACTATACAAGTTAAAGCTGAAGCAGTTAATAGCGATCCTGCTACTAATCTTCTTACCTTACTTATCTTTATCACCTGCTTTCTTTTAGTGTGAGATTGATTAATCTCAATAGAATATTCTCTGAATTACTTAATCATTTGTAAAAATTCTTCTTCTGAAATAATTGGAATATTAAGCGATTTTGCTTTTTGATTCTTACTTGATGTAGAATTTAGATCATTGTTAATAAGATAAGATGTTTTAGAACTTACAGAACCTACGACTGTACCACCATGAACAATAATATCGGATTTTAACTCATCACGATTTTTATAATGATTGACAGAACCTGTTACAACAAATGTTTTACCTTGTAATGTTTTTGGAGTTTCATCTAAGATTATATTAGGTTTATAAAATATAAACTCGTTTGCTAATTGGATTATTTCTGAGTAGTGTTCTTTCCAATAAGTATTAAGTGAATTTATTAATGTATCTCCAATACCTGGTAAATATCTAAAATATTCTGCACCTTTGATTGTCATTTTATCAATAAATGTATCGAAATCACAATCAACTGCTTCTGCAATCATTTTACTTGCTGACTTGCCCAGTAATGGAGTTGATAAAGCATAAAGAAAACGCTCAAGATTTGTATTACGAGACTCTTCAATAGAGTTAAGAAGTTTTTCAATAGACCTTTTACCAAAACCATCAAGTACAATCATATGGTTTTTATAGTCTGATAAATGATAAATATCTTTAATAGAAGTTACCCAACCAAACTTAATTAATCTATCGAGAGTAGATTCTGATAAACCTGAAATATTAAGAGCCGACTTGGATACGGCATGTGTAAGTTTACCAAGTAATCGTCCCTTACAATCCTCATTAGTACAATAAAGAACTTCTGAATCGTTATCCTTGATAATTCTTGTAGAAGCTCCGCATATTGGACAAACAGATGGTATATCAAGAAATTGTTTATTAGAACTATTCTGATTATCATAATCTAATTGTTCTGCCCATCTTACTGCTGGTATAATTAAATTTGCCTTATAAATACCAATTTTTTGCCCAATCCAAGGACTATCCATAATTTCTTCCATTATACTAATATTATGTAATGATGCACGACTTACTTCACTACCATCAATGTCTACCGTATTGAAAATTGCTACAGGTGTTAAAATTCCAGTCTTACCACAACTCCATTCAATATCTTTTAATATTGTTTCTACTGAATCATTAAACACTTTATAGGCAATACCATTTCTAAAATGATGACTTGTATTTCCAAGAGACTTCCCATATTCAACATCATCAAACTTAAATACCACACCATCTTGAGGAAGATTATATTCTTTTGCTTTATCAAAACAATACTCAATAACTTCTTCTATATCCATTTCTGAATATCCTAGATTAACATTAGGAACAACATCTAATCCCAATTCTTCTGCTTCTATAAGTGAAAATGTAAATGACTTGCTTTCTTTAGCACCTTCTACGACTTCCCAAGCATACCAAGATAATTTTCTATCTTTTACAACTGATGTATCAAGACTTGATAATGTACCTGCTGCTAAATTACGGCTATTCTTATATTCTCCGTTTTTGTTAATCTCTGCAAAATCATCTAATTTAATTAATGCTTCACCATCAATTATATAAGTTCCTTCCTTATTAATATGTAATGGAACATTAGTAAACTGTTTAACGTGTTCTGTCACATCAGATCCAACTACACCATTTCCTCTTGATTCTGCTAAAACTAAATTACCATTTTTATAAGTAAGACGTACAGTTAAACCATCGAGCTTTACAGAAGCTACAAGATTATGATTATTTGCAAATTTAATAATCTCTTCTGTGCTGTGACACTTTTCAAGTGAAAGCATTGGTGTTTTATGAGTAACTTCTTTGATATTATCTAATACTGTTGCACCAACGTTATGAGTAGGACTATTAGATAACACAATACCCGTTTCTTCTTCCCACTGTTTGAGTTCTTCTAACTTTTGATCAAACTCATAATCACTCATAATCTGTTGTCCAGTATTGTAGTAAGCCTCTGATGCTCTGTTGAGTTCTCTAACTCTGGCTGCAATATCGAATTTATTCATTCATATCCTCCTATTTTTTCTTATACCACCTCTTATATAACCTCTGTCCACACCTATCACAATAATTTTGTCGAGGTACGCAATTATCAACCACATAATTACATACAGGGCAATATAATTTTTCATATTCAAGTAATTTTCTCATTGGTTTATTTTTCTTTTTTAATTCCTTATATTCCTTATATTCTTTTTCCGAAATAATATAAAAAGATGCCATAGTAATCACATCTCCCTCTCTGGTTTTCTTCCACATGATTTAGCTTCGGTACAATATCCAACCTCGTCACATTTTGCATGAAAAAGATTATCTACAATCCACTTCCATTCATCTGAATATCCTCTCAAAGCATTACAAATATCTCTAAAAAGCTCTCTGTATTCCCAATATGCTCTACTGCACATACGTTGCCTACTCATATCAACAAGATTTCTAAGATTACGCTTGTCTACCATTTTTGATGAGTATGCTAATGGTAACGCCATAGTTGCATCTTCTACTGGTACTCCATTGTCAATCATTGTTTTTATAGTTCTGTTGATAGTATCCATTAATGCCTTCCATACAGGATAATATCCGTTTTTATCAATAGAACTTGGAGTAGTATATGTAAAACCATCACCTTTTGAATAATTAATATATCTTGTACTTGCCTGTAATCTTGTTGGTGCTCCACCAATATGTGTATAATATTCTCTTAAAACTTTAGCGGAATATCCATTAATAATCATTTCTACATTGACATATTCCATAACACGTCCATGCCCTGACTTAATACAGTCTAATCCACGCTTATAATTCTTTTCATTGTCAGAAACATTTGCTCCCCAACACACTCCTGCCCTTTGCCCCATTAATGTAATAGGATTCTTAGTTGTTTCTGGTAAAATTGTAATTATTCCCATTTAATCCTCCTATAATAATTCTCCTATAATTTCTATATCTATTCTATTTCTTACTTTTTAAAATCCATATTCCGTTATTGTCCTTTTCGCAGAAATCTTCATAGTCTTCTTCATAATAATCATTTTTACAATTTATACAAATATGTTTATGTTTTAACCCAAATCTTACAATATGCATACTGCCACCAAATCCTCTATTAATAGCACACGCTGGACAATAATATTCTTCTGGAAACAATGTTGGACAAAAAAATGCACTTTTACTCATATTTCCTCCTATTATAACTTCCAATGAAAGTCCAATTTATTCTTCTTCACTGTCATCGCTTTCATTACTCGTACTAATATCAACACTAGCTTTAATACAAGCAGGGAACAATAACGCCCACAAACACCATGCAGAACCAGTATATTTAATTGCAAAAATTACTGCTATTGATGTTGCAATCCATGCAGACGCATAAGCAATTGTCGTTGCGATATTTTTCATTAATATATTCTCCTTTCACCATCCAAAGAAACAGAAGCTTCAAACCTTCTTATGTTTTTTCTGTTCCTTATACAGAACATTTAATTCTTGTTGCAACTTCTTTTTCTCCATAGGATTCTTACAATACTTTATTCTCTTTTTCAATGAAGAAATATTTTGTGCTGGTAGTTCATATTGAGAAATATTTTCAATCATATCAACACAGTATCCTGTTCTGAGTTCGTTGAATATATCCAAAATATGATTGTTTTCCTGTACTTCTATTCCTTTAAATTTTTGTTCTAATTCATTTTGTATTTGTGCTTCTGCTATATCTTTTAACATTTTTGCAATTTGAGGAAATCCATATCCAGATGCTAAAATCATTGCAGTTGATTTACTTAATTTTTCTATATTATCTATCACTTCTGTCATCTATTCACTTCCAATTTTCCCAATTTATAAATAATGAAATAATGGATTCTTGTTATTTACATTTATCTAATTTTTCTTCCAACTCTTCTATTTTATCTTCTAAAATCTCAATTCGATTTTTAAGAGTATCATTTTCATCTTCTAATGAAGTAATATCACCATCTTTTTCCTCTAATTGCCATTCTAAATCCCGATATTCTTCGTCTGTATGTTCAGGAATCATCTTATCCATTTCATAAGCCAAATCTTCATTAAAATATTCTCTGATTATTTTAGAAACATCTTCCAAATCTCTAACTTCTTCCCAGTTGTCATTTATTAATACCACTTAATCACCTCTAATCTTCGCAAGAAACTGTTTCTTCTTAACCTATCTCTCATCAACCAATTCTTCTAACACACCACCAACTTCAGCAACAATAATTCCTACTGCTAGTGGAATAATCGAACCATTCACTAATGTTACAATTCCACCAATTACTCTGATTGCTGATTTCCCTAAACTAATAAATAAATGTCCTTTACTGTTCATTTCTAATTTCCTCCATAACTTCTTCTACTATGTATTCACAATTTGATTCTGTAGAAGCAATCTCTTCATATTTAATATTGTATTGATTTAACTTATCAATAATTTCTTTTCTCATTTCTTTTGCTTCGTCTTCATTCTGGAATCTTCCTTCGTTCTCATAAGAATGGTGTCTTGTGAGTAGATAATTCCTATTATTATATGAATTAAATACATTCAGTACAGTCTTATTAAAGTCTTCTCCCAACACTTCGTCAGTGTTATATACGGCACTTAATATTAAAGGAGAGTCAACAATCATAACTTGTACCTTATCTTTCACACGTCCCATTTTGAATGACTGTTTACCAAAAATGTATTCCTGATGCTTAAATATCTCACCATTATTTTCATATACCTTATCCTTGGCAAATTCTGAAACATATTCAGCATTGATACCGTGTCTTTTTAATTGTGCTGTAATATCCATTGCACAGGTACTTTTACCTGCTGATGGTTCACCAAACAAATTTACAACAATTGTGTCCATTTTTTGTTCTCCTTTTTTGTTATTACTCTCCTTATCTTCTACATCTCACACTTCCACCAGCATCTATATCACCTGATACGTCACCACAAGTTACAGAACCACCTGCGTCTATATCTCCTTTGACATCCCCACTGACTTCACAACTACCACCGCAATCAATACTTCCTGAATTGCCGTGAACTTCTACTGATCCACCACAATCAATTTTGTTTACATCTCCTTCGATAGTGACTTTAATATCACCACTATTACACTCTTGAATTGTTTTACCATCTACAATAACCATTCCATTGTT